CTACCGCTCCTCTCTAATCTCTAAATTAAAAACATCTGACTCTATTTTGTTCTTCACAATCCCATTTCTACCTACTGCATAATACTTTTATAAGAAAAATTAAAAATTGGATAGCTGTGACTGTGTGATGTACCCTTGCTTTTTATACTGTAAATAAGCTTTCGTTTTTTCTGACGGCGTTAAATCCATCGTGATATCTCCTTAACTTTGTAACAAAAACCTCCCTAAAGTCTGATTCATCCACTACTTTTATGACTGTCTTGAATTATTCTTTCAAAGGAGCCGGTAAGCTCACAAATCCGTCCGCTGTATACCACTTAATTTTTACCGAATCATTGAACGAATCACCTATACTCAATGTAAATTCCTTTTTAGATACATTGATAATAATGATGCAGTTCCCTGCAGAAATGTTTATACCTCCCGGTGTGGTTAATTCTGCCATTACACCATAAAATACAGAACCAAAAATGAGTGGACGAGGAGAAGCTTCTTTATATTTAACTTCTATCTGTGGAAAGTTGGTATGTCTTCCCTGTTCAGCTGCCAAAATGTTTATATAATTTGTTCTGCCATTTAAGATTTTTCCTCCACTAATTGTACCTCCAGCTCCGGAAGTAAAAGTACCGTAGCTTTGTACATTCGTGAATTTTTCTTGCATTTTGGGAAGACTTGCAGGTTTTGGTATCAAAAAATTAAAATTTCTGATTATCTCGGAGTAATATTGAAATCCTGATTTTGTTACCTTTTTCTCCCACCAGTCTACTATTTCGGTGTGAGGACTGTTAACAGTCAATCCGCTATCCGACCCGTACAATCTATTTATCGCGTTGATGTGGGTCGTTTTACCATCAACGGACAATTGAAAAAGGTCATGTAACCACATATAGTTTCCATCTGGTTTTTTAAATTGAACCGCACCAAAAAAACCAACATCAGAACGAAACGATTGAGGTTTTATAAACTCATTCGATATATCTGTTCTTACATATTCACTTGCCGATATCCCACCTAAATTATTCGAATCTTCCGCTGTTTCTTTCTTTTTCAGATATCTGTCATCATGGTTGTGCTCTGCAGGCGGGAAACTTGTAGGCGCTCCTGTTAAATCACTGTATTTCCCGCTAAACGCAACTTTGTGTAGCCCTTGCAAAAATTTCTTGAATTTTGATAAAATGACTTTCAGTGTTTCATTGCTTTCCGGTAATTTCGCCTCAACAGAATTATCCAAACCAATTTGTTTTTCTTCAACGTTCAAATGTGTGAGATTTTGTTCAACTTTCTTTTCTAACTTCTTTACTTCTTCTTTGTCTGCTTTCTTATTTTCAAGTGCCTCAACATCTTCTCTGGTTGCCAAGGAAACTGTTGGATCAATTTTTAATTCAACTGCCGAAGTATTTGATACTTCAAGAATAACTCTGACAATCAAATCTTTTCCGGCACCTTCTGATAGTACCGGCTTATAGGTTTCCGGATAAGATGCAACTGCAAGTAGATTTTCATCTTCATCTTTGATTCCAACCTCACGAATAGTAAATCCGCCGACCGTTGCTGATATAATGCATGTCAGTACAATCCAATTCGGATTGTTTCCATCTATCGTTATGGAACTAAGCGTTCCTTGCCATACTTCATGCCCGAGACTTGTTGTGTTTTCATCAGGATTTATTTCAGCATCGCCTATACAAAACTTGCTGAATTTTACTTTTTCATTCAACGTTGTTGCTCTTGCGATAGCATTTAACCCGATTTTTGTTAGCGTGCTATAATACTTTTTTGCCATAGTTTCACTCCTTTACTCCAATTTCTACTATTTCATTTCCGACAGCTTGCCCCGCACCTATATATGATTTAAATTTAACATCAATATTCTCTAATTGCAGCGGGTAAACAGATACAGTCTCCCCTGATAAAAATGCAGATGCTATATAAAAATGATTACTTGGAGATTGCAATTCCAAAATTATTCTTACTCCGGCAGCGCTTATACTCTCTGCAAGATCTATAATTTCATCTGCTCTAATCTGACGTTCTTTCATTTTTTTAATAGGAAAAATAAATTTATAACTTGCAGGTTCATTTGAATCATAAATCATAATATCCTTTTTAGGCAGTCCTAGAATAAGAGAGAGACTTGAAATGATACTGTTAATGTCTGCTGTAGACTTATTTCGTGCAATCTTAAAACGCAACTTGATACGATACTGCTCATCATCTTGTCCGTTTCTTGGTTCTTGGACAAGTACACCGATTTCATCCAAAGTCGTCCCTTTTGCAACATCTAAATTTTTCCATGACAAAATAGTGTCAAATGTAACTTTTATTTCTGCAATTTCTTCCGCAATAATTGAAAACAATTTATACACATTCCCGGATGGTGATTTGTTGTAATTAAAGGTCAATCTTTCCATCATATTTTTTATATTCATGAGATCACCAACTCCACAATCTCCGGTACGGCAGTTTCCGCAATATCAATTTCAATATTCTTCTTGTGATAGTCGGCTTTTGTTTTACTAATTGATAAATCAATATCTTTTAATCCTTGAATATGTGAAAAAATAAAGGTTAACATCGAAGAATAAACGATATCATCGCCCATTTTCAGCCCATTAAAATAAGATGATATTGCTTGTCGAATACCATCTTCATTTAAATTACCTTCTATTGATTTTGTTGCCGCAATTTTGATATAAACGGTAACCTTCCTTGTTCTCTGGAAGCGAATCTCTTTTGGTAATCCTGATGCATCAGGAATAGTATGCACAACATCTCCTGCTGTTTGAATTCCTGCTGCCTTTGTGTCTAAGATAGCCTGTGCTACTTCCTTATCCGTTCCGCCTTGTACCACAACCATGATTGCTTTCGGAGGAATCGAACCTACAACCTCCATTGTTTTGTTTTCAAGAACAACCGCAGACTTTACGGATGGAATCGATAGTACCTTTGCTCGAATCGCATCAACAGTAGCACTTCCTCCTGTTGCAAATGAAAGCTCATATCGATTCCTCAACTCATAGTCAGATTCGATGTCTCGACCGGAGTTGGTTTCTTTCGGATTTTCAACTTTTGTAATCCCAGTTTCAGGATTAAGAATTTTATTGATAAGTCCTGTTTCAACATTCCCCGAATCACCGTACTCAACTGCCTCAATTGAAACTATCACATACCCAGTAGATTCAATCGTTGCATCTTTTAATGTCTTGTATTTTATTCCACCAGCCGTAGAAACTAAAAAACCTGCTTTTATTAATTTGTTTGGCTGACCATATATCTTTATGTCTCCGTGACTCTTTGCTGCTTGATGTCGCTTGATATTTGCTAACTCTACAAGATAGTCGAGAGCTGCCCCTTCAGCTTTTCTTAAATACCCTTGATTGTAGACCTGCTCTGCAAGTTGCCAAAGTAGACCAATACTCCATGCGATAACGCGGAGGAAAATACCAAGTGGCGAACGCACACTCAGATTGATGTCTTCTCCGAATAAATTTCTTGCGCGGATAAACATATCTTCTTCGATTTCTGCGTACTGTTTTCTGCGAAACCCTTTTTCGTCTAAACCTGCCTTCATGATGATATATTCACCTCCGTTTCAATTGCTGTACCATTTTTCAACACACCATGAAATTTAAAGTTTGCATTGCGATTTATGCTGTCATAGTACATTTCAATATCGCTTGCTTTTTCAACCATTTCTTCCTGCAGAACAGTTTCAACAACTTCCATTTTGATGATTTCACTTGAAAAGTTCTTCTTTTTGAATTCCTCATGATTCAGTCCGTGTTCTGTATCCAAAAAAAACTCACCTTGTCGAGTTGTAAGTGCTCTCTCAACACACTGGCAAGTTTCTTCTGTTCCATCTACCATTTGCATTTCTCCATCCCGAATAACCAAATCATCGTTTTTGATTAAAAAACTTTTCATAATATCACCAGCTTTCATTTGTTCCGTCAGAGCCTTTTAACTCCGGAATGTCCTTCATTTGTGGCGATTCGCCTGTTCCTGCCGCGGTTTTTGATGACTCTGCACCTTTTGCATATTTTGCAAATTGACAATTCCCGGAGTACTGTCCTGCTTTACCTGCTTGTCCTAAGATAACTGCATCGGAAATATCAAACTTTCGTGTTGCTCCACCTTCGGTTACCTCCTGTAAAAATCCTACAACTACTAAATCACCTGCGTTATAGATTTTGTTGTCTAAGTTGATTGGATTTTGAATCAACGGTCGGTTTTCCGTTGTTCCATCCGCATGCCGTTGAGCATGAAAAGGCTGAATTGTAAGTGGATTTGTGGATACTACTGTGCATAACATCAATGTATTTACATGATTCAATCCATTTTCAACAGCACTATTTATGATTTCTGTTAGTCTTCCCACCAGCTACAACCTCCATTTCTGTAATCCAGTCAGATGTATGTCTTCCTTTCACAACCCGGAACATTCCTTTAACCGTTTTGCTCTCAATTTGAATCAAGGTATCCGTTGTAATTTGATAGTTTAATAAACTTTTCACTTTCCAACCTTCCTTTTTTTCAATTTCAGTTCTTTCAGGACTGCCTATCATTCCAGTGGAACCAGATAGCACAAATCCTATTGCGTTCCCCTTGTTTTTAGTTCGAAAAAATACTTTATCCTGATTGATATAAAACTTACTACCGGATTCTTTTGCAAGCGAAACCACAACATCCTTTAACCTCCCGGAAACTGTCCTCCCTTTTTGATAAGTGATGTTTTTAGTAGGCTGTAAATCTCCTATTCCAACACCAAATTGAGGTAACAAGTCTTTTAAAATTTCTTGAGTTGTTGTGCCGGGAGCATATGTTTTTTGCACCTTTTGTTTTCCCCATGCAATAATCCCAGATGCAATTTTTACTGTTGTTTTTTTATCGACTCCCTCAATTGTCGTACTAAATTTCGACACAACTCCGCTTGCAAGCAAGCCGATTTCGTCCTGATATCCCGCATTCAACAACACTTTTGTACCTTTTTTTATTGATGCAATCGAGGTCGGAGACAAGTTGTAAATTGAAATTTCTGTCATATCCGGTTCAGATTTTGTTGAAAACGGAACAGTAAACTCAAAATCCAAATCATCTGATGAATATGTTTTTGCGCCTATTATCAACTTCGCCTGTCTATTCCAAAAATTCATCATCAATCACCACCAATATAATATTGTCTCCCAAATCATCCCATCCTACTCGTGTAGACATGCCTGAAAAATCCCACGGTATAATAGTAGGAAAATCCGGGATATCTACGTCTTGGAACAACACTTGTCCAAGCATCAATTTTTCCCCGGATGAAAGTAAGTTGGAATCAACATATAAATCCATTGTAAAAAAATCATATTCTGCATTATATTGCACTAAAAATTCAATATCCTTCTTTTCTTCAAGTTCAATATCCAAAGAAAAACGATAGGGTATCAATTCTTTTGTAATAGCTATGCTATTGATTTCAGATACTGAGTCATTTGTTTCATAGTAATCCAATAGAATTTACCCCCTTTATTTTTTCATATCTTTATTTGCTTTTTCTAAATATCTGTCCAATTTTTCGAACATTTTTACTGAATTTGGATTTTTGGAAAGAATTTTTTTGTACTCCTTTGCTGCAGCAACTTTCTTTTGCTGATCTACTTTCCTTTTTGTTTTTGTCTGTCTGCCCTTGTTTTTTACTTTTTTTGTTTGTGTAGCCGTTTTTTTTGCTCCATTCTTTTTCTTTGTTTTTTTAGTTGGATCTGCAGATTGATTTGTAATTTTCTTTTTCTTCGCTTGCTTGATAATTTTGCAAGATATTTTAAAAGAGAAACCATTTCTAACATTTCCAGAGTGAGAAGTGGACAAACTTTCAATTACGACATTCGAGAAAATATTTCTACCATAATACTTGTATACTTTCTTCCCTTTGCAATATTCCCTAAGCAGTTTAAGCTTTGGAAAAGCATCCTGTCCAACCACCACTCCGGAAATATTAAATTTTATCGGATGAGGTTTTACATGATCCGAGATATAACCTAAGTCTTCGACCGGATGATCTGTGACTTCATTTTCATAAGTTACATCCTCCTCTGTAGTTGCGGAGAATTCTACCTCTCCGATTTTGCTATATGCCATGTTTCTACCTCCTATCCGACACTTTCTTCATCATCAAGCATACTTTCCCACCATGCTTGCAGTTTCTCATTTGTTACACTTGCTATTTCATCAGGATCATCACTTTTTGTAGTAACGTGTATTTGTGGAGCAAATACATAGCTATTGTTTGATTTTGATGTTCCGACCGGTTGACTGATAACTTGTCTGCTGTACATCGAAATCACTTTTCCCGCATCAGGAATATTGTTGATTAATCTGCTTGTTTCTCCGGCAGTCTTAACTGCGGATCCCGCCGGTAGATGAATCAACTCCGGTCCTTTCTCTCCAACCAGTGCCAAACCTCCCGGTGCAGAATTTGTTCCGGTTGCAAATTTCGGAATAGGTTTTGGTCTTCCTGGTCTATTAGATTTGGGTGTTGTCACTTCTCCTGAAGAAAAAATTCCAATCTTCTTTGCAACGGAACCAATCGCTCTTGGTACAGCTAAAATCACATCAATAAGACCATCTACCAATGATTTAATAATCCCTATTTATCCAGACACAACTGTTTGTAATCCACTCCAAGCCATTTTCCAATCGCCTGTAAATACTCCTTTAATAAAAGTTGTGACTCCCGACAATACTTTGATGATATTACCGATAACAGCAACCGCCGTCATAACAAACGCTTTCAAAATCCGCCCCGTTGTACCAAAAGCTACCATAAAGCCCGGTGCAATAAGTTTTAAAAACGAGCAAAGGTCTTTAAATAGTGTGATAGCATACGGCATAAATTCAGCAAACTTATCACGTAATTCGTTTGCAAAAGCAATTCCTCCGGCTTTTACGGTATCCCAATTTTTATACAACGCATAACCTGCTGCAACCAACGCTGCGATAGTAGCGATAATTGGTAAAAGAGCTCCTCCAAAAGCTGCAATAGCTCCTCCTGCTTTTCCGAACAATCCTGCGACTCCAACTCCTTTTATCGCGGTGAAGCCTTTTGCGATTGCTCCAAACGTAGAAAATAGATTAAATTTAGAGAAAAATGATACTGCCTTTAACGCACTTGACGCTCCCCCTGTTAAGAGAGAGAATCCTTTGGCAAGTGGTCCAATTGCTGCAGCCATGGCAAGAGTGCGAATGATGAATTTTTTTTGAGAATCAGGCAATTCAGAGAATTTTTGAACAAGCCCGTTTAATTTAACTATCATTGGTGTTATTTCAGGAAGTAGCAATTTTCCAAAACTTTGTCCAAGTTGTTTCATCGACTCTGTAAAAATACGAGTTTGGTTAGCAGCTCCGCCCTGTGTTCTCAAAAAGTCTCCTTGAGCATTTTTTGTCATCGCAAGTACATAACCATATCTTAACTGTACTTTTTCCGCCTGTGTCATAGATTTCATAGATTTTGTGATTCCAGCGGACAAGGCATATTCTTGCAAGTTTGTTTCCGTCATTACAATTCCAAGACTTTTTAAAGCCTCTGTTTCGCCTGTAAAAATACCATTTAAAGCCGTTTTAACGCGATCTAAACTCATATTTTTAAATGACGACAAATCACCGGCAAGTCCGACAAGCAATGTACTCATTTTTGCAGCTTCTCCTGTGGATAAACCCATTCCCGTTGCCATATCTCCATATAGAGCCGCATAATCCAGTGCAGAGCCTTCTGCAATCCCATATGCCTTTAAGGTTCCTTTTGCCCAATTTTTCACAGTCCCTTCGGACGATTTAAATGCAACTTCCACTTTGTTGGCAGATTCTTCGTAATCTGATGCCATTTTGAAACTTGCAGTCCCGGCAGCCAGAATTGGCAAAGTGATTCTCGTTGTCAGTTTATCCCCAATCCTGCCGGATGTTTCGGATATACCTTTCAATTTCTTCGAAGCGATCTCAGTCTGATGGGATAGTTTTTTAAGTGCTGTTACTGACTTATCTACAGAAGTTTTCATCCCATCAAATGCCGATTTTCCAAGTCCTTTTACTTTACTTATCGCCAGACCGAATTTGGTAACATTCTGTGTAGCGGGCGAAAATGCTTTTGAGGTGACAGTAGCAGAAGTTCCGATGTTTTTAATTGCATCTGTTCCCGTTTTTCCGGTGCTCTTTAGTGTCCCTGCGAATTTTGTGACACTTTTTCCGGCTTGTGCAAAAGATGAACCAACTTTTTTTGTATTGCTATCCATCTCTTTTCCCATTTTTTTAGCACTTTTTCCAACATCCTCAAGTTTTTGTTTTGTTGTGTCTGCATCTTTGGTATCTGACTCAAGAACAATTTTTATTTCAGTATCTTTATCTGCCACTATCATCACCTCACTTTTTAGTCTGTCTGTTTAACATATCAATATAGATATCTAATGCAGCGTTCGCTTCCAAAAGTTCATCAAATGTCATATTGCAAACTTCTGTGTACGAAAATCGTTTCTCCATTACCAACCGCCACATAATCCACTTTTTTCTTGCTTTATTCTTCGCTTTGCGTTGCTCTACCGCTTGATTCGGACTTGGAAGCAAGAAAGGTAGCAATCTCCGTCATAACCTCCTCAATTTCTGCGACACTTTCAAAATTCTCCCACGAGGTTTTAGGGGAAATAATACAATTTTTCATAACCTCATCGTAAAACTTCGATGGCATCACATTTCCATGAGCGTCCTTGCAACGATCTGCCATCTGATAGTATGCTTTAAACGGCATTTTTTGTACCAAATACTTTTTTCCTTTGATTTCCAGTTCTTTTTGTTCAATTCCTAATTTTTGTGCAATTGCATCCATCTTTTTTAACCTCCTAATTCATTTCCATATCGGCAACAAAAATTTCAAATTCTCGTTCCGTCACTTCTTTATCCCATTTCGAACTTGCGGGTTTCTTTACTCTTGCTTTTGTTCCCGAAACATTCGTCCCGTTTGTGTTCATGTCGACAATCGATACAGCAAATGCAGCACTATCTCCTTTTTGCTTCGCAAGCGCATCAAGATATGCTACAGACGGAGATGTTTGCATCAAAGTAATTTTTATCGTTCCGGTACGGTCTGCAATTTCGGCAACCGCAACATCTCCTTGTGTGCCTACATACGGCTCGATAAAATCAGAATTGTACTCTGCTTCAATCATTGCGCCGTCTGCAAATCCTGTAATTGCTGTGCCGTTTATAATTAAGTTTGTTTTTTGTGGATCATATGAAATCATTTATTCCACCTCCTAATATTCTAAAGTGCCTTCAATAGTTGCTTTGTGGATTGCTCCTGCAAGTTTCGCCGTCCACTTAATCCCGTTGTAAGTTCTGTTTGCGATATCATTTGCATCTGTATCTTCTCTTGGAATAAACGTGACTTTGTATTTTGCGTTTCCATTGGTATCAATATCGATAATATCTTGCTCAAAAGTCGCACGTTTCAACACTTGACTACATACATCAACCATTTGTGCAATCCCTTGATTCGTATACGGAATCTTTTTGGAATTGACAGAAAGATATGCAAGTCCTTCTTCCATCTTGAATTGGATCCAAAATGCTCCCATCACAACATCGATGTATTCCCCTGAAGTCGTTTTTCCCTCTGTTGTTTGCAAAATTCCGTATGACTCCAAGTATGTGAACATATGATTATCATGAACTTGTTTTAATTGTGTTGCCGTAACATCGGCTGCCGTCACTCCAACCACTGTCTTAAACTTTGCTGTTTCACCGCCAATCTTGCCTGTAGCCATAACTGCAGCAAGACCTTCTGCAACATATGAATCTTTGTCGTTATGATACATAACAACTGTGTTTTCTGAAGATAAACTTTTTGCAGCATCCATATTTCGGGATGTTGTAAAGTACATTTTCTCTTGTGTATCAATCCAAGCAGACAGCGCCTTTATGAAATTGTCTGTATTAGCCGTACATGTTACAAAAAAGAAATCATCATGCTTTTCAACAGTTTCATTTAATTTTGTAATGATTTCATTTGCATCTTCTGTCTGTTTTCCGACGACCGCAACTTGCGCCGGACATGGTTTTTGTCCAAAAATTCGTGATGCGATTTTATACACTTCTGTGGTTGCAGAGTAATCTTCGCTCACCGCAGAAACAGAATCGTATAATTTGTATTCCGCATCCTTTTTTGTGTCAACAATTAGGATCAGACCAAATCCTTTTTGCGACACCGACTTTGTCAATTTTCTGATATGGACATAAAAACTCTTTAATTTTGCTTGTGCCATTTTTTACCTCCTATTCTTTTGTTACAACTTTTTCAACTGTTTCAACAGTTCGCTCAATTCGATGACTTGTTCTAAAGCGTACATCAAATCCGCAGCGACGTTCATATTCATCCACCTCAAGCACGCTACGATTCCCGAAATTTTTGATTTCAATTATCGTCACATCGATAGATCTTAAAAAATAATAGAGCCTAAATTTAAGCAAGTCATATGCCCTTTTCGCAATGTCTTCCGCCTCAAAATCATTCTCCGCATATGTTGTAAATGATATGAAAAACTGTGGTTGTAATTCTAAAGTCTCTTTGATGTCATTTTTGAATGGAGCAGATGAAGATGGAATTACTTCCTGTAAGTAATTCCCCGTTCCTTTTTCGGGAGTATTTGACGAAATAATCGTATATGCGACAAATGGATAAGGCGGTCTGTCTGCTATTTGATTACTTTGAATCACGGGAAAACCGAGCATATCTGTCATCTTTTCAATTATTTTATTTCTGATATTTACTGTTATCATGCGTACTCCTTGTCAAAAAATAAATGTGTAAATTGTCATCAAAGTCGGCATAGTCCTTTTCTTTATCTACTGTATACACAATCTTTTTATGCTCTACCTTTGTTCCTACCTCAATCTTTTTATAGCAATATAATTTTCGGTCATCCGATGTATATCGTCCGTTCTCTTCGAATTTCAAATCTTTACCGGACAAAGGTACAACAGCCGCAAGTTTGATTTCTTCCTTGATTGTTGAATCGATTACATAGACACCGCCTTTTTGCTTGTCATAATGTCCTGTTTGATTGTAAACAAAAACAGCCTCTCGGCTGTACTTTGCTATCAATCTCTTAAAGTTATACAATCCCATCAAATCACCTCATAATCAATTGCCGAAATTAAATGTCCGGTATCCACCAAAGGGTTGGATGAGCCTTTTACTGCAACGGTAATATTTGCATTTGTCGGATTTCTTAAATCTGTCATATATTGTCTGATTTTCCCTTGCATAAAATTCCCGATAAAGTCCAAAAAAGTTTGTGTGTCTATTTTTCCTTCTGCGAGCTGCTCTATCAGTTGCTCTGCCTTGTCGTACAATTCGGAGCGGCTTGATTCAAATCCGCCTCGGATAAATGCCCGCTCAGGTATAGTTACTGATGTGGCAAGATAGTAGCAAAATTCCAAATCTTTTTTTCCTTTTTCCCTTGCAAGAAATAAATCTCCCGATTTACTCCGTACTGTAAAAAGATTGGAAAATTCCCGAGGACTTCTGCCTTTGTATGCTTTGGACAGCGGGATTGCAAGATACTTCCCTGACTTTGGTCTAATAACCGCACCATACTCATTAACTTCTGCAATCATCTTTATCATGCCGTCAGCTGAGGATAAAACTCCGATATTGATACGCTTTCCGTTGATTTCGTTCAAATTCTTTTTTAAGTTATCAATTTTTTCTGTGTTGATTTTTACAGTTACAGGCATGTCGGAGTCCTCAACTTTCTAACTGGAGATAGTATGCTAAGTTCCGTTTCCGATGCTCCGTTTTCAAAATATGTTTGCGACATATCAGACAATGATTCGGACTGCACTGCCGGATTGTCTCGGTACTGCTTTACTTTGATATCAATAAACAGAAGAACAACCCCCGGCAGATTATTTCTGTCGAAGGTATTATTGCAGTGCCCTTCTGCATATTGAATCCAATATTCTCTTAGTTGCTCTTCTGTCATTGTTTTAGTCCACCTTAACCTCTGCTTCTTCCAAAACTTTAATCATTTCCGATTTTGTTAATCCGGATTTCAAAACTACTCCTGTATCCTTTGCGAATTTGCGAAGTTCCTCTACCGTCCAACTTGTAAAGTCAATCCTTCCATCTGTTTCTGTTTCAGTTGTGGTTGTAGTCTCCGCTGCTTTTTCGGTTCCTGTCATTTCATCTGTAGCGCCTTTAGCTTCTTCCTCTTGTACAACAACTACATTTTCCTGCAGCGAATTAAAATGTTCCTCTTTTATGTCAAACTCCTGTCCTTCTCCATATACGATACCATCGTATTTGACGGCACCGAGAATTGATTTTACTAACATAGCTCTATCCTCCTATTTTACTTTTGCAATCAGAATATCTCCTGCTGCAGGGAATGTAGGCAATGCAGTTGCAACTGCTTTTGTCCATCTTGCTACCGGATCAGTTGTACGATAGGTTTGCACAACGATATTTCCCATGCTCTCAATTTCCGATTCACTCTTGCCCTGTAATTCCACTTCTTCCGCCGTAAGTCCATATACTGTCTGACCAAGTTCATATTCCGGAAGCAACGTGATTTTATCATCCGGATAGAATCGTTTTGTTTCGTATGTGCCGTCAGCTTTTTGTTTTCTGTAGCGCTGGTCATGTGTTGCAAACTTCGGCAAGCCTTGTTCTGTTAAAAATTCGTTCAACTCATTTTTTGACAACCTCTTGTCATAATTAGTGCCAAATACCGCCTTTTTCACTTTTTCGTGACGGAGTAGCACTGACATAACTGCGTTTGATGTCAAAGCACGAGTCGGCATTGCAACACCCGCATTTATCATCCCATCAACCCACTCGTCCAAATCCTTTAGCGGATCAGATAGTGGATCTGTCCATACTGATGTTCCGCCAAGTGTTTTAATTTGACTTGAATTTAAACCATAGTCCAGTTTCAAACCTGTCAAACCGTTTTCATCTGTAGTAATAGCTCCACTTGAAATAAGCTCCATAATCATTGCTTCCACTCTTGTTTTTACGGCAAGCACCATATCGTCCACGTCATTAAAGTATAGTTTTTTTGTAGCTTCCAATTCTGCCGAATTGCGCGGAGACTGCAATTTAATCAATAGCTTTTCATCCATTTTAATTTTTCTTTTGATTAGTGCGAGGCTCTGTTTTACTTTTTCCAATGCATCACGAGATGCAATTTCAGATTCTGTGTCAAACGAATGGATGGACGCAGAAACCGGCAATCTGTTTGCTCCCTTAATATACTCCAAATCAAAATCCTGAATTTTTGTTTCCGGAAATAACACTTCTCCCATAAATGTAGGGTACTTTCTTTCCTTTAGGTAGTTTAAGATAACACCCGTTCCAAAAATATCTTCGTATCCCATAGTTTTTACCTCCTATACAAATTTAATTTCTTTTAACGCTGTTTTTGCAGCTTCTTCTGGTTGTGTATGCAGTCTTGATGCAATAACATAACCTTCCACCATTAGCGCACCGACGGTGTCTCCTGCTGTAACATCGACATCATAGAGCACAATTCCTTTTGCCGTTGCATCATTTGCAGGATAAATTGTTCCAGATTTAATAATCTTTCTCCCATTTACATCTACCCCTTTTGATTTCAACATTTTTTCTGAAAAACTGACAATCTTGTCAGATTTCAAGAAATTTACTTCGCCTTGAAAAGCGTTTACTTTTTCTACTTTCATTTCTTTTCCTCCTCTATTTCCATGGATTAAATTCCGGCTTACTTACCGCATTTTTTTCTGTTGCGATTGATTTTCCGATGTCATCAGAACCGCCATTTCCCATTTTAATGGAAGTGCCTTTAATTTTTGATTGTACTGCTTCTTCTACTGCAGTTTGGAAGGTTTTTTCAAATGTCTGAATTCCTTCCAGTGATTTTTTCGGATCTTCTGCGATAAAAAACTCAGCAAAAGAAACAGGTAATTTTCTTTTCGTAAGCTCATCGCGAATATCGGACAGCTGCTCTTTTCTTGCAACTGCCTTCTCTCGATCTTCCAAATTCTTCAGCTTCTTTGCATCTTCCTCAGCTTTTCGCTCTTCGTCCGATAGCTTCGAAAGTCTCTTTTCTTCTTTCTTTGCATCATCAATCTCTTTTTGTCGCTTTTCATCTTCTTCTTTTTGCCAAGCCGCTTTCATTTCAGCAACTTGTTCTTCAGTGTAGGTTTTTACTTCTCCGGAACCGGAATCTCCTTCTTTCCCGGAATCTCCTTGTTGTGCTGTACTGCCTGTGTCGGTACCCCCTGTACTGCCATCACTGTCACCATCTTCTGCAAACAATTGCAAGTTGATTGGAATCATTCCATATCGTTTTTCTTCCATGTTAAATCCTCCTCTTTTTTTATATTTTAAAAGCCCTTAAAATGTCATTTTAAGAGCCTTTGAAACCTATTTTTTGTAATTTAAAAGCACCCTAAGGTGCTTTATTTGTCTTTTTCTTTCTTCTCTTGTTCAAATCTAACTCCAGAACAAATCATATAAACAACTTCATACCTCGACTGTAACCAAATTCTTCCTTTTTCTTTTTTGGGAATTGTCTCGTCGGACATAATCGAAAGATATTCTCTCTCTAATTCAAAAAATATCGAATAGGGTACATTATTGTCTGATGTTGTTTGATTCACTTTTTCTATAAATTCATCCACTCGATTCATAATTTATCCTCCGAAAAATTGTATGATTTCATATACTTCCCTCGCCTCTGCAATAGTTAGCGTCCTCATTTTTTGCTCAAACTGTTCCGTCAAATACTCTAACCTTTTAGAAAGCGGCACCTTTATTAAGGTTAACGCAAAATCCTCTACATTGGAATGGATTTTTAGAATATCATTATATTTTTTTAAATTATCCACGTTATCCTCATAAATTCCTTCGTATAATGCATACCCTTCTTTTTTTGCAATAATTTTTGTCAAAAGTTCGACGCTACCTTCTTCGAGTTTGTAATTCTCAGAATATGTTCTTGGATCAAAATAACTAACAGAACGTGCATGTATGTGTTCATGCAATAAAACATACATATCAGTGTGCTTATTAATCGAAATATCACACGACCATTCTTTTCTTCCGCCAGTTTCTGCTTCTTCTGGTAATATCAGTATATTTCCACTCCATTTGCTTGGTATATCAAGATATTTTGACACCACTCTGTCGGCTTTGTTTGACATTGTTACTATTTCTTTTTCTGTCCATAACGGAAGCTGAACTATACCTATAGTTTTTTCAGATGGAATCGTTTGATTCTCGACATTCTTATTTCCTGTCAAATCCACACTCATCCAGCAACGACAATGGATATCATGTCCTGCAATTCCGGACATCCTCGGAGCTTTCGTTTGTGTACCGTCTGGAAATACAAAATCTTCTTCGTATAGTACTGTTTGCCCTTCCATATCAACGTGATTTGTCTTGTCTCCTGCTTTCCTTCCTCTTACTCTCTCGTCCTTTGCAGTATGCCATGTCTTTGTCATGTTTACTTGCTTTGACACTTTATCCAAAGACTCTTGCTGTGCTTTTGCATACACCCTCCCACTTTCAGTTCGGATAATTCGCATCGGCTGTACTACATTTCCTTCAAGTTCCGTCTTTAATCGGTCAGACAACTCCCGATAGGTACTGCCTTGTGCAAGCCCTTCTTTTAAAGTTTTTTGAGTGGCGTAAACAACATCATTACGATGATGACCTAAACGCTCCGCCCAGTGCAACCCTGCCATTCTTTCGTTGACAGTTTTTTCGACGTCCAAAGTTTTTGTAATACCGTGCAATTTCTTTCCGGTGACAGCTTCGATTGGGGATATGCTCCCATCGGCACTTGTCATAAACACATTTTCAAGTGTGCTCTTTGTAATTTTATGATTCTGTTCATACAAGGTTTTGTATGTGTCTTCGATTTTTTTATCCAACTTTTGCAATCGCTCATACTTTGCAACTTCTTCCAACGTCAATTTATCCTCTTGCAAATCGTAACGATCATACATTTGACGAATCTCTGTGCGTAACTCCTCTAACGATTTCTTGTACTCCTTGACAATCTTTTTCTGATTTTCTGCGATGATTTTTTCAACTTTGTCATTGAGTTTTTTGTATTCGGCTTCAAGATTCATAAGAATCACCATCTAAATCAAGGCTGTATTGATTCTTTTCCGATTGAATCTTTTCCAATTCAGCCGAAACATCCTCAATCAATTTCAAGTTTGAAATTGCAGTTTCTTTCGAAACAATGCCTTGCAGCATTTGTACGATTTCAACATTTTCTTTGTTATCGACCGGGATATTTCTTGTAAACTTCATTCCAATATCACGATAATCATAGTTTTTCCCGCGGAAATTAAGATAATTTACAATCAATTCTAACCTTCGTTGTAAACCTTTCTTAAACTTCCGTTCCTTTTTGCTTGCCAGTTGCTCCAGTCCGAATAGCTTGTACATCATCGCTACGCCTGACGAATTGTTCGCAAAATTTTCATCAGACAGATTCGGAATCATTGAGAACTTGTGAATATCGTTATCCAATCGATTAGATAAATTCTCCGTTTCAGCTGAGTTGTCCGGCTTTGTTAGAAAGCCCGCTTCTCCCGCTTTTTCAAGTAACATTACGCGTAATTCCCGCATTTTCTTGATATCTACCTCATCTGTGCTTGCCATGCCAACAAGGTACATATACGCATTTGCAAAATACTCAAGGTTGTTTACACTGTCCGATAGAGCTTTGTCATAAGCGTCAATTGTTGTAATGACCTTTTCAAAATCTCCTTGTCGCTCCTCGTTATTCATGTACTCAATAACCGGCACGAGTCGGAAGAAGTGTGCGACAGGCAGTTTGTCTTCCACAAGAGCAGATCCTTCTTTCCGGTAATATAGGATAGATTTTTTTGAATACACCTCTACATACATCTGCTTTTTGCTATCAATGTACTGATAGTACCAACGAATCGCATAGGACGGCTCGGGAGAAATGTTGTAATCATACAAAACCATCATGCTCTCCGCGTCAATTTTGTTAAAGCGTAGGCGAAGATTTCCGTTTTCGTCTTGATCCGTTTCATCAAGATATACAATCTCATAGCACCGCCCTTTAATGGAGCATTGCTTTGCAATTTCCATATTCTCGTCTGCCTCGTCATTGTAGTTGTAAATGTCCTGAATTACCTCTCTGATATCATTTTTTTCTTCTCCCGCATTGGAATACACAATAGGTTTCCCAATAAAATAACCGGTTGCCATATCAACGATATACCCGGAGAACGCGGAAGCAACTTTATTGTTCGAATCTCCACTAATACGAGGTTCTCTGCTTAAAATATCTGTTTTGTTTTTATAATAGTTCTGAAACTTCTCATACCTACTCTTGTTGTTTTTTTCGTAAGCAGATATAAACTTCAGAATTTGCTTTTCTGTAAGCTCCCCTTCAAATCGATACAATACACTCACCTCCTACAATCCGAATTTTCTAATATCTAAGAATCTTAATCTTCTTTTTGCTCCTGCTGCCAAAGTACGGCAACTTTCCAATGCATCAGGTCCATCATCATGATCCGCCATTGGAAAATACCTAAGCTGCTCCAACAATTTTTTATGTTGACGATTAAACTTCAAGTATTTATTTTTGATATCCGGCTGTAAAGTTTGCACTCTCAAAACCTTATCAGCTGTTTGATTCACTTCCTGAATCGGCAGATAGACTCCTGCCTTTGCACTTGCTTTCGCCAGCTGTTCTTTCAAAAACCATTGGAATTGATTTGTTTCCGCTCCGAATACTTTGTATCTTGCCTTATATTGTTTGTAGATGCGAAATGCTTTTTCTATCACATCTGTGATAATTTTATCCGGATGTCTTCGCTCAATATCCGCATCCTCAATGTACATATATCCCGTTGCCGTTTCTTTAGCAATCGTAATGATTGCACTGTAGTCGGACTTTTTAGACTTGCCGAGTGACGGATCCACAAAGCCGAAAAACTCAAAGCCATTTGAAAAGTCAATTTCATGCGGATTATAGTAGTCAAACCACTCGTCATTAAATAGGCAATCTTCAGGATTAATCGGTTCATTTTGTTCCTCTGAGTTAAATGCTGCCTCTCCTTCCGAAACCCTCATCTCCATAAGTTGGTAGTAAGAAAGTTTATCTTCCCATAGCACCTGTGTGCCGGAAAGCATTTCATCCTTGTGACTCTCAAAAAAGTCCCTTGCATCCTCTTCGTGATTCTCGTTAGATAGGTCGTTAAAGATTTCTTCCCACTCATCCCAAAGAGGAGATTTTGAAAATTCAATAACCGCTTTATACTTCACAGTCTTGTACTTTGCATTTTTCATAATCTTTGCAAGCAGGGAGTCATAATGCAACATGGTACCGATAAATACAAAGTCTGTGTAACTGTCCCCGCATTTCGAAACTGCTTTATAAAACCAATTCTTTAGTTTTTCTCTTTGCTCCGGAGTACGAACCAACTCGTCATTTTCGCAGTCATCCAAGATGATGAGGTCCGGTCTCCAGTTCTTGTGCTTCAATCCACGCATCTTTTGTGCAGCACCTTTTGCCTGCACCTTGATTTTTGTTTTTGTGACAATCACATCTTCGCGCCATATTTTGCCTGTCAAATCTCCAAAATCATTTTGAAGTGCTGTATTTTCCTCCAGCTCTTCCTTGATTGCTTCCAAAAATCCCTTTGCTTGATCATAGGTATCGGAAATTAAAATGATGTAGTGCTTGTACTGGTATACAATCGCATGGATTGTGTCTTTGAAAGTTAAATTTGTACTCTTAGCATGGCCACGAGGAGCAGCAACCACTCTCTTGCACCCTTCGTATTTATTTACACTTTTCGCAATACTTTTTTTGTCCGGATTTAAGCCTTTTAAAACCCCTTGTGTCCAAATATCATCCAAATCATCATGAAATTTTGGAGACGGCTTTGAGAAAAAGTGTGGGAAATATACCTTGCCAAAATACTCCAAATCAATCGCTGCAAGTTTTCTTCTTATTCCGGCAGCACCTGTTAAAGCCGCTCCCGCACTATACTTTTTCAAAAGTTCCAATCGCTCGGCAGAAGCATCTTTTTTCAAAAACTGCTCGGTCAGTTTTTTAACGCGCTCTTCCTCTTCTGAAAAAACATCATCTTTTTCTTCGTTTACTTCTGCTAAAGCTTCCCATAACTTTCTCCTCGATTGCATTTTTAACTGCATACTTCCACCTCCCTCTATCACAATTTTTCCCAAAATTAAAAATAAGACAATTTTAAGCCTTATTTCCGATTTTTGTTTTTGAGATATAATTTTATATGTGTCCTTTTTGTTAAAATGAATTTTAACGGTTTTTTAACACTTTTTAACACTATTTTTTAATTCTTAAAATGTCTATTTTACATTTTATAAAAAAGTGCGTGCTTCGCCACTTGGATTTTTGATATCCAAGTATGTTTTTTTATGTCCATATAGCTTTTTTAGATTCGGACGAATCAACAAATCTTTTTTCTATACTTCTTTTATTCGGCAAGATAACATGATGTCATGCTTCTTTCCGGCAAACTCCACTTCAAACACCGCTCTCTTTTGTCTTAAAAAAAGCCTTTTTAAAGCAATGCGTTTGTCTTTTAAATTACCTTCCACTTGCCATGCCTTCGTTTTTTTATCAAAAGTTATCACCGGCAGCGGCATTGGTTCTCCGTCACTTGCCATCGATAGAATCATTTCCATTTCGGAATCTTCTAACTTCTCAGGTTTTTCGCTCCCTAAAAAACGAATTACGAAAACATCATTTTTTGCCGTATAGTATGCCTTTGCATCCAATTTTTCTACTGCCAAAAAGACATATCCGGTAAAAAGGACGCGTTCTCTTTTGTGCCATCCTCCACCTCTTCGCTCCAATCGAGTTTCACTTGGAGCATATGCTGTATAACCGGCACGATTTAAACTTCGAATTACACTCTCTTCTTCTCCGGAGATAACCTGTAGTACATAAACTTCCATTACAGCTCCTCCTTCTTGACTTCTCTCTTGCTGTCCAAAAATTTAACCACTTGTGCATATAACTCCGGATTTTCTTTTGCCATTGCCTCAAAGACCATAGCTTTTACACTTTCAAATCCCGCATCAAGTATATCCTTGTTTCTCAAATCGATATTACTCTTATATGCTGCAGCTCTAATGAGTGCCGTACTTTGCTTAATCAATTTTTCGGGTTCTATGACCTTAAAGTAATCCTCCCCTGCATTTTGAATTGTTGTTAAAACATTATGTGACAAGAGTCTAATAATGCCTTCTGTTGTATCCAGTGCCGGATACTTTCCGATTTCATCCATAATTACTCTGAAATTTTCCTGTGCCATCTTGAGTTGTTGGATGCTGGCATTTAAGTTGCTTGCATATCTCCAGACAGATGTGGTAGAAATTTCATAGCCATTTTGTTTGATAAAATCTGCAATTTCTGTGTAGGTGAAGTTTTCCTGCATCATCTGCTCTACTGCATCTTTAAGCGTTGCAGGCAGCGAGTCGATGATAGAATGTTTCCTGTTTCCCATTTTTATCACACCTTTACTGCAGCATCTTTAACAAAGTAAAGCGCTACGTCGATTCCTTTTTTTGTCAAAGATACTTCACTTTCGGAATAATCTGCCTGCTCAACTTCTACAGTCAGTTTTGATTCTATGGAACGAACAGAAATGTATTCAGAGCGTTCAAGATAGATCAGCGATTGTTCCAAATCTGCAAGATTGATGTCATCCAATACATCCCTTACAGACGACAGCCGAATCCATTTTCCTCTGAGTACATTTACAGTACGAAGTATTCGTCCGTTATTTTCCGCAAACTCTGCAGTTTGAATTTCTCTTTTTACTTTTTCTTCGAAGTTCAACTTCTTTTCCCCCTATCTTCTAAAATCAAATCCATAATCCGATCTATTTTCTTTTCAATTCTTACATTTTCTTTAAAAAAGTCATCTTTACTTATATAGTTGACTTGTACTCCTTTGATTTCTTTCGCCAAATCCTGAATCGCAGTTACAACAGCACTTGTTTCTTGTTTAATATCGCTTCGGATTTCCTTTTCTCTGTCATCAAGCTCTTCTCTTTTCACATAATTTTTCTGTATATCCGAGATAGCGATTCCGTGACGATCGATATCTGTCATAGTTCTTTTTAAAAAGAAACTGACTACACCTAATATGATTGATAAAACCGCTCCAATTGTTACTGCTGTGTCCATTGTTTTTCTCCTCTGCCTTTTTTACAAATTTTTGTCTTAACATCTGTCAAATTTATTTTAAAATTAAAAAAGGCTATACTGTATTTGTTACTTACAGTATAGCTTTCTTAGGGGGAATTTACTTTTGAAGTACTTCAAAAAAATTCTTCTAAAACTATTGTATTTTCAATTCTCACTTATATTATTCTATCATAAATTTTATTTCAAATCTACATTCAGCTTTGGAACAATATCTTTTTCTGTAAAAAATTCTCTCGGAAGATAAAACGCATCTGCCATATCTTCAGGCGAAAGTGCTATCTGCTCAACTAAATCTGCCTTTGACACAATGCTTTCTTCTAACAAAATCTTCACACATTCTCGAAACAGCCTTGGTTCTTCATCCTCGTAGATATTATCAAATGGTTCCGATTTTTTCCATCCTCTTGAAGATAGTTGCACATTTAATCCTTTATACCGTTCTTCTGTGACATACCCAAGTTTGTGAAGCCGATATACAATCGCTGCTATGGACACTCCCCACCTCTTCTTTAAAGGAACCAAATCATTCAGCATAGTTGCTCGAACATCCTTTTGAAAAGAGCAATCAGGCATCAAAAAACTGCCCGCAAACGCATTTGCCTCTGCCTCAATCTCTCTTTTAGCACTGTCTTCATCTTTCACATCAGAATGTAGCAGGAGATGTCCCAATTCATGAGCCAAAGAAAACCTCGTTCTAAAATAATTACTCTTTTCATTCACCACAACAATAGGTACTCCGTTGCTCCATTGTGAAAATCCATCTGTCATTCCCAAATCCATCTTAAAAATGATAATCCCATTTCGTTGCATCACACTCATCAAGTTTTGAATCGGAGCACTCCCTATGTTCCAAGCATTTCGTACACTCATAGCAACATCTTCCATGTCTTCTACTGTGTACCCTTCATAAGGATGCTCTTTATCATACTGAGGAAAATTCAGGACCGGCAAATCAAAATAGCACTGTAACGCTCCTACAACTTCATCAGCATATAGTTTTATCTTCATCTTATAGGCATCCCTCTTCTTTTGAGAAATGCTTCTGGTACGAAAGAATACCGCTCCACTTTCTGTAGAATTCAACTTTAATTCTTTCGAAAAAAAATGAATTGGAAAATCAAGGATGTCTGAAAGTTTTACTAATGTATTTGCACTTACCTTTAAAGTACCTTGTTCCATACGACCAATAGCCTGCCTGCTTATTTCAAGTTTTTCAGCCAACTCAGCCAAAGATAGTCCCCGAAATATCCGTGCTTGATGAAGTCTCATTGGAATAACGGTCTGTGTAAAACGTTTTGATTGAAAAGAAATAACCTTCTTACTCATCCTTCACGTCAACTCCTTTTTTTCTTCGTAAATTTTTCTTTAAATTGTTTAATGTAATAATGTTTTCACTGTTGTTTTGCACATCTTCAAAAGATGTAATCAATTTCAGGTTTGGTTTCAAGTCAATGGAATCATAAAAACCTTCCATTGTTTCTGTCGGAAATAACAGCTCAACAAATTTCGGTTCATGAGAAATAGGGTCAATATCTGAATACGCAAGAATAGCATAGATTTTTTTGTTTTCCCTCTGAACATCGTCAAAGAAAGAAAGTTGATTGTTTAACACATAATTACATTTTGAATATCTCTTCATGTACTTGATGTTCGCACACAATAACTCCTGCTTGGAACTACATTGTCTTAGTGTCAAAATAACATTCTCTTTTATCAATGTAGGCACTGTATATCCACCTTCTGAAGAAGGAGATAAAAGACAACCCAATTGTTCTAACACATTTGACTCTTCCAGTTGGGTGTTAATATAGTGAGATAACATTCGAGTTCTTACATTTCCGGTAAATCTACTGTAAAATAAACTTGCATTTCTTTCTTCAAACTCACGAAATAAAAAAATTCCATTTTCAATAATCTGATATAACTTTCTCATCTCTTTCACTGAAAACAATTTTCTGAGATTTATTATTTTGGACATGAACCCAATCCTCCTTATTCAAGTAATATTATACTTTACGAAACTATAATATTACTTTTGTTAGAATTTGTCAACTAATCTTTAGCACATAATAGCTTTTCATATTTTGCAATGAGGAGTTTTATCTGTTCATTAGCCCCGCTATGATGTATCAAACATCGACATCTGGTTCTTTGTTACATACTTACGTGAACCAAGGGTAGTATTTATAATATCCCTTACACTCCGTTCTGTAATATTGTGTTTTTTGGCAAGCTCCAAGTAATTATATCCATTGAACTCTTTTACAATTTCTTCATTTCTTCTTTTTCGCAAAATCGCTTCTTCTTTACAAATATAAATACTACTCCCGCCATACATTTCTACCAATTTGCGGAAAGTCTCCAATCCTACCAGTTCCGCAAAATCTCTCTGTTCTTCCGGTATATCATTCAATTCGATACCCTTCCACAAATTCATCATGCACCTCCTTCCTCACTTCCTTAAATGCAATCTATAATTATGGTTTTTTTATCCGATTTCTTTTGCTCTTTTAACACTTCTTTCATAGCGTTTTAACTGCTCAATAAGTCTAATACCGTGATCCGCATCCAGCCATGCAAACGGTTGACTCACCTGTGCATCTACTCCAAGTATCTTTTTGATTGCTCCCACCATTCTCTCGCCTGCAGTAGCAGAGGATGGAGAATACTGTATAATCTCATAAAGTATTGCCCATGCTTTCTTTATCTGCTCATCTGTCATGCCGTCACTTACACTCTTATTGTGAGAAAATTTCTTTCTATTGTCTACATCTTCAAAAGTACTTTTCAACAGAACTCCTCTTATCGTAAAATACTCTTTTTCCGTCAATGCTTTTACAGATTGTTTTTTTGTCAAACGATACACCAAGCAATGAAAGTCATCATCTTTATTCCCCGATTCAACCAGTCCATTTTTACTTGCAATCGCATATAAATTGTGAATATGCCCTTTTGTAATCATTTCTGTTTCTTGTCTTTTACTCATATCTCATCATCTCAGTTTGACTCCTTTTTTCTCGTACCAAAGCCTCATCTCATCTTCATACTCTTTCTTCCTGTCACTGGTCATGTCTTCTACCGTTTCATACCCTTTTCGTTTAATATGATCTTGTTTTTCTCTTCCTTGATATCCTTGCAATTCAAGATTTCTCATAATTCCTCTGGTATACGATTCTTTCATAGATGGATATTTTTGGAGATGTATTTCAAGAGCATGTATCACTACCGGCACGCTAAATCGTTCCCAGTATTTTATTTCCCGCTGTTTAACACTTTCCGACATCTTACCTGTAAGACGAGTACAAGCAATTGTTTCAAAATATTTCTCAATAATTCTTCTTGCTCTGACATCATATCTATCTAAATTCAATCCTCCGTCAGCTCCTTTATTATCGCTTGTATTGAATCAATAGCAGTTTGTGATAAATTCAGTGTTACTGCCTTTGTCTGGATCTTGTTACCATAAAAATCTAAAAAATTTCTGCTCTGTGCAAACGGTGCTTCTTCTATGATGGCTTTTAGTATATTAACAACCCTTTCTCTTGTAATGTCTGTCATGAATACTCCTTAGTCTTTAAATTTGTACCCTATAGATAAGGTGTCTTCCACAAAAATAGCTTTTTTCAACTCGTCTATATTTATTTTGTCGAGGTCAAAATATCTTGTCACAAGCTCATAACTGATCTGCTCTTTTATCATATCTAACTCTTCTTCCAAATCGTCATCATTTACATGGTAGATTTCCAGTAGTGCTTTATCCTTAAAGTAGTCTCCTTTTAGTTTTTTAAGCACTGTTTTGCTTTCTTTGTCATCCAATCCCAAACTATTGAGCAGTGCTGGGATATTGTGTTGCTTGTACTCTTGCTTGTACAGTGCAATAAGTGCTGTCTGGAATTTTTTATCAGCAAACTCAATCTTAGGTTCCATCGTTATCTTTGCTTTTGCATCTACAATCGAACCACAAACTTCTTTTAGTTTTTCAAGATTGTCCACTGTCAATTTTTCTTTATAGCCCACATTACAAGATCCACAATCAGCAGTAAGTTCCAAATGTTTCAAATTTCTATTTTCTATAACCTCAAGTCCATACGATTGTAGTCTTGCTGTTATCTCATCTTTTTCTCTTTTTAACTTAGACATCATACTGTCGATTTGGTACACTCTCTCCAGCTTTTCATTCAAATTCTCAATCATTATTTACCTCCTCGTTCACTTAATGCTTGTTCAACCTTTTTCGCGCATCCTGTGCAGATATACACTCCGTCTATTTTTAATAAATCGTCATGTCTTTGACACAAAAGGCAGCTTCCTTCGATTCTCTCTACTCCCAAATTTCCGTTCCCATCTACTTTTAACTCCACTTTTTCGCCTGCCGTAATCCCAAGTAATCTTCTTAAGTGTGCAGGGATTGTAATTGCACCGCTTTTACTTATTTTCTTTTCATTTAACATCTTTATTCCTCCTTACAATATAATTCTTTTATTTTCTTGTTTTTTGTATACATCAAGATACACTTCGTTCTTGTCGCCATTTAGTGTCATTTCATAGTACATACCGTCCGCAACCTTTGTGCTTAGTAAAGCCTTTTGATTTTGTAATGTTTTGCAGTACCACACCATACACACATCAGCTTTAGTGATTTTTCGCACTGCAGAATTTTCATTATGATATTTTACAATTTCTTCTTTACAAAATTTCTCAAACTCTTTTGCTCCCATCTTGTAACCTCTCTTTCTTTAAGTTAAATATACGTTCCTACAATGCACGGATCATCTTCCTCATCTCGCTCAAACCATTTCATACCAACCGGGATTTGTTCTTGGATTTCTTCCAAAGTATTTTTTAAGATAAAATTCTTCGGTGCTACTTTTCCATCTTCCATATCCCATATTCTTGCAACATATTTTCCGATGAAATCGCTTGGTTTGTGATAAACAACAATGACAGGACATTTAAACTTTTGATTTAGAACCTCACGAGGTGGGAATTTCCCTTTTTTACAATATTCTTTGATAGTATCATTCATTCTACTTTCTCCTAATCCAAACTTTTATATATAAAAATACACATGAATACCCAAAATCCTGCCACAGAAATAATGCCCATTTTTTCCATTCTTCCTCCTAATCTATAACTATTGATTTTTCGATTCTATCAATTCTTCTTTGGTATAGACACTCCCATCTACTATCTTCATATTTCTATCCTCCCCGACATCAGATCTGGAAGTAATGCGTCCCGCAATTCTGCAAGATGCTTATTTTCAACATTATTCAAAAACATAATATGTGCTTTGTACATTTGAAATATACTTAAAAAGATTTCAGATATAATTTCCTTGTCTTTATTTTCAAATTTTATTTCATTTTTATTTTTAGAGAGTGTAATATAATCACTCTTTGCCAAATTTGCACAACCTATTTTTTTAAGTGTTTCATTTATGTTTTCTAAGTTGTCGTTGCTCTGTTTTTGAAGTTGTGCAATTTCATCTAATCCGATTCGCTTCGCAACCGTTTCATTTATCGTCAGTTTCAGCACATTCCGCTGCCTGATAATAAAATTTAAATCGTTTACGATATCCATATAAGGTCTGTGTTTTTCTTCTTTTTCTAAGATTTCAATGTATCTTGCAGGACTGAGATTATATTTATTTTTTATAACATCTTCTATCGTTACAAATTTTACAAACTCCGGCACATTTTTTCTTTCTTGGATTGCAGTTAAAACTTCTTGCATAGTTTCTTCCGTTATAATCTTCTTTTCCTTTTCGTACACTCTATTTTCATGTGCTGAACCGCCAAATTGACCTCTTTGCTTTCTTGTTTCAATGTCGTATTTTTTGCGCAAATCGAACATTGCAATAACATTTTCTGTTTTATTTTTATTAAAAACGACAATACATGTTGCAATTCCTGTTTTTTCAAACATTTGTGCCGGTAATAATACAATAGACTCAACAAAATTGTTCTCTATCAGATACTTTCGTATTTCCGTTTCTTTTCTGTTCTGTGTAGACAAAACACCACATGGTAACAAAAAGATTGCTCTATCTGTTATTTTTTGTAACCCTGTCATAACGAATGCAAAATTTGCATTTTTCTGCGGTGGTATGCCGGAATTTTCAAAGCGTTTATCTTCGACTGCTTCCCACTCCATATTATATGGCGGGTTACTAATTAAAGAGATATTCATACATAACCTCCTCACAAACTTTAGAGTATTTTTCGTCCTCCTGAATTGTATATTTTTTATATATTTTACGCTTTAGTACATCAGACAAATATGCTGTACCATTCATGTTTCTTACCGCAAGATTAAATAGCAGATAACCTATAACATTGTCATCAATTTCATATAATTCGAATACTCCTTTAGCACCATGATTATGCGCATTGATAGCCAGCGTTCCGGATCCCGCACATAAGTCAATTATTACTTCATTGTCCTTAGGTATAAACTTCCCCATAAAAACCGCTAAACAATCCGGTGTATAATCCTGCATTTTTTCGATTCTGTCAGCTTGATAGTATTGAAAAATATTTCTCAGATAATCTTTTTTTAAGTCTCCGGAAACAAGCTCCAAATATGCATCATATATTGAAGCCTCATGATTTAGTGCGGTATTTAACAAACAATGGTTGAGCATAGAAACATCCTCTATTTTATACAACTCTAAAATTGCAGTAACAAATTTCTTTAATTCCATTCATATCTTCCTCTCAATCCCACATAATCACATCATAGTCCGGCAATGTATATAGCCTTCCATCCAGTCCCTTTATCTTCCACTGGTTTTTTATTTTTAGATACTCCATACACTTTCTACTGTATCTGCTCTGAGTCAACCCTTTCCGAAACAATCTTTTCGCTCGTCCGTCACCCAAGTTATAAACCATATAGGCTTTATGCCAATTCCGATACTTGTCATACGCCCATTTCAAACGCATTGTTCCAAACTCCACATTTTCTTGCAAATCATAAACATCACAAAATCCGCAGCTATAAAAATCTTTTAAGATGCCATCATTTATCTGACACATTCCGCTATCTCTTGTACTGCTCCGAAGTCTACTATCAAAATTCCTATTCTCAACCAATATCATCGCAAGTACATTTTCAACCGGAACTCCAAATCTGTCTGCCGAAAAGACTGCAGTTTCATAAATTTCTCCCGGTATCACAACTGGAGTTTCTATCGCAAAAGAAGTTGTGAAACATAACAGAAACAGGATTGAAATGACCATTAAACACCTTTTTATCATCTGTTTACCTCCTTAATTTCCACATCATTTCCGATGCTCGAATTCAAAAAAGTCTCTTTATATCCTTTCGGATGTCTAAAAAGGAGCATCTCACTATTACCAGATCCCAGAGTCCCTAAAAAAATCATTCTGTCTTTTTCATTTTGCTTACTGGACGCATCGGCATTTTTTCGTTTGATTTCATACAATTGGTCAATTTTCAGTTTCACATTATGCCCCTTTCCTAAGTTCATAGTAATCATAATATTCTTCCGTTTCTACTTCCTCCTCATCATCATCAAATTCCAAATCATCTGCAAAAATTACCTTAAAAGTATCTGCAACTTCATGTCTTAACGCCCAAGCCATTGTAAAGAGAGGTGCTAAAAGACAACTCCCATTTGGTGTGCCATAAGCCCAAATCATCACAATCCAGTTAATCACTTGACTAAACCACAATACCTTCCAAAACCATCTTGGCATAATTGCCACCTCCTATTTCTTCATAACTCTTACTTTTCCGGATATTTTGTTGACATACTCCACTTGTTCTGGAGTCTCCTTAGTCCTAAGCCAATTGTTAGGATTCAAGTTGCAACTTGCAAAATACTCCTTTTCTTTTCTTGTTAGCTTCTTCCCGTGTTTCATCCATCTATCCCCCTGCTACTCTGCTCTATTTTCCCAAAGTTTCAAACTTTCTTCCGCCGAAGCTTGAAAACTTGCTTTTAATCCACATCCTGTGCAGTCAAAGAAACGAATTCCGCTGTATGACAAAGTAGTCAGCACTCCACTTCCGCAGAACGGACACTCCTTAACCTTTGTAAAACTTGAAGTTCTTTTCAGATTTACATTCATTCTTTCAGCTTTACTTCGTTGCTTTACATCCATAGTCGCATTCCTCCAACTCAGCCAAATCTCCTAAATACATATTTTTCAAGTTTTCAAAAAGCCTTCTCTCCTCATGAGAGATATTTTTTCTTTTTAACCACTCATCTATCGTTTTAATTTCTTCCTCCAAAAAATTAATTGCATAATTATTAACTCTTTCCTGAAATAGCATATATTTATCTCTCCTCTATCTCCTCAATCTTGTCATTTAACTCATCAAACACCGCCAACACACCGCGAATTTCCTCTTTCTGCTCTTCACATTCTGCAAGCACCAGTCTTGCATGATACTCAAATCTCAGCGCTTTAAGATCCAGTAATATCTGTTTTTTGTTTTTCATATAATCTCCTTAACAGCTCAAACTAACCCTTTTACTCTACAAATTCATATGCATATGTTTGGCCATGTTTACCAAACCGTCGTACGAGATATCTCCATTATCATATGCGTTAGAGAATAAATGCATTGCTCCTCTGATCGCCTGCTTTGTTTGTGCGATTCCAAGTAAAAATTCAATCTCCATATCCTTTCCGGCAAGGAGAGGGAAGAGTAATTCCATATCCGACTTTTTAATCTGTTTTGTGTTGAAAATCGGTCTTTGTATGGTTCGATTTGCAATCTGCTCAAATACAGCATCTTGCTTTCCACCGAATTTACTTATCGTTGTACTGTTGCCTACAAAACATATCCCGAGAGTCTGCCCACGATCGGCGAAGTAATCACTAAATCCCCTCAGTGTTTCAATAACTTTTAGACTTAAGTGTTGTGCTTCATCCAAGATGATTACCATGCCGTCTTTCAGCTTATCCTGTATGCCGATGTACATATCATCATTCGTCCGCGCATTCACGTTTAACGCTTTTGAAAGAGCTTTTAACACCGGTTTTACGGTGTTTAAACACGGATTCGCTGTAATCCAAATCGTATTCATTCTGTTGTTTTCGCAAAAATGCCTAATTGCTCTTGTTTTTCCAACTCCGGCATCACCCGATATCGCCATCAAACCACCTTTGTTTTGACAATTTCTAATATATTGATATACATCTTCACTAATACTCGTTGGCACATAATCCTGCGCCCTGTACGAATCTTTTGCTTCTTCTTTCACTCTGAAGTATGCAATCAGTTTTTCAAACTGTTTATCCTCATCGCCCTTGTAACTCCCGCTACGAAGTCCTGAGATAATTGCAGCAGATATTCCGATTAAGTTACACGCTTTATTTTGACTCCCCACCTTCGCAACAAGTGTATCAAATTGCTCCAGCGCTCTTTTTTTATCTTCTTGTTTCATCTTTTCTTCCTTTCCTCAATATTGCGATTCATCCTTGCAATATCAATATCTATAATATTGTTATCCGTTCCTGTTTTTAATAACGGCGTCGCTTCTACTTCGTTCAGTTGTTGCAGCTCAATTACACTGCTTTGTTCTATTATGCTTCCTTCTTTTGCAATATGTGCTCTCTTGACCATAAGATCCAGCATGTCAATTTTTGTTTCTGACTTCATATTTGCAAACATATCTTTGCCATATTGTTTTACAACCTTGCGTTGTTTTGCTAATTTTTCGTTTGCTTCAGATATTTTGTCGATATCCGCATCCATGAACGATAGTAGCAATGTTCTTTCGAGCTCCCATGTAAAAAGGTACCTATCGTCCTTGTCATATAACCTAACGCTGCTTAAATCAAGCGGATTATATCGCACCAAAACCTGCTCATCTTGATGTAGCCAAGTGTCCTCACTGTTATACCATAATTGCTCTCCTGCAATCGTGATGTATACACCGTTTCTTTTTACCTTTTGATAGTTCTTTGCTCTCATCAAACACAGTGTCAAATCGTCTTCTGTCATAAATACCTGTTTAATGCGTTTTACACTATCATTCCAAACTTCTATTTTTGTAAATCCTTTATATCGTTTTTGTTCAGCTCCGCCATAGAGTGCATGGTTTTCAAGTTCAATCAGTTCTGCAACCGTCTCTCTTAATTTTGAATCGGTCGGGATTTCTCCGTTCCGGATGATTCTTTTTAAGCTCTCCGGTCGCTCCATAATGTTTCCGCCTGTATACGAGGAGAATAGTTTTGATATATGCTCCTTAAAACTTAGGAAAAATCGTTCGATATGTTTTGCCCTTGCATTCTTTACCTTTGCAAGTCTAAGTTCGATATTCAACCGACCAAGAATTGTCTGTTCTTCCCGGAACATATTCTCTTCCTTTTTCTTTCGTTTTCCTCTGTTGTTAAAGTCATAAGAGGAGAATTCCGAACCGTTATCTGATAGAATCATTCGTGGTTTGCCATACTTCAAAATCCCCATTCTAAGTGCAAATAGTGTACTGTTGATACTCGGATTGTCAGTAATATTCCACCCGGTTATAATGCCGGATTTTGCATCCAAAAACGCTGTAAGGTACAATCTGTGAATTGTGTCAGTTCCATCTTCTTTTTTTGTCTGTATGTCCAGAGTATGGTTGTCCGTTACCCAACAATCATTCACTTCAAGGTCATCATATAACCGTTCGATGTAGTATAAGCAGCTATCATCAAGTGCCTTTTGCCCTTTCCGAAATAATGTAACAACCGCCTTAGGTACATCGGTTTGTAAATGTCTGCGAAAACTTCGTTCAGATGGGATAACTTCAACAAGTTCCGGATAAAATTCCTTTGCCCAGTCAACCGTATTTCGATAAACAGTTGAAAGGCTCGGTCTCCTTTCATCAAGGTAATAGTACAAGAATCCATCCCAAACTTGTTCAGGTATACTGCTCTGTCCTCTATTCCATCCACCTCGTTCATCAATTAAACCGCCGAGCATACCGTTTTTATAGTAATGGTATTTTCGGTACAATTTTTGTGAGTTGACTCTAAGGTCAAGTCCTCTCATCCTAAGTTCCATATTGATTGCACCGATAATATCCTTGTCAGCTTCCAACTTGCTTTCATACATTGCCCTATGTTCTTGCCAGCGAGATAAAATACTGCACCAAAGTTCAATTTCTTCTCGCTCTGCCTTGCTATACTCATCGATTCTTTTTTCTTCCACCTGTTTGGTGTAGCTTTTATGCTCTTTTTTTAGAGTAGCCGGCAATTCCTGATTCATTTTTGCATAGTATTTTGACTGCAACTCTTCCGGCAAATCCTCAACTTTGATACGATATTCTTTGCGATTATTTTCCGAAGTAACACCTGCATTTAAAAAACCTTGATTTATATACCTCCGTATAGTTCTTTCCGAACACCCTTTTAATTCTGCAACCTCCTTTACTGTTAAATTCATACTTCTTCCTCCCAACCGATTTAATGATTCATCTATTCCTTACTTCAAAATTACTTCTTGTCTCTTTTCGATTCTTCTGATATACTGTCATCAGAAGAGTTAATTAAGAGTTGTTTCGATACAATAGTATCGAGCTCTTCGGAAATGCTTAATACTCTTGCCGAGTTAAGTCTCATTTCCTCTAACTCTTCTTTTTTTATGCCATCCATTCCCTCCTGTTCCAGCCTCTGCATTACAGAGCAAAAATATTCCTGATTGATACCCTCTAAAATCTTAACTTGCCGAACCAACCCCCTCGCCATTTTCAAATACAATTGCATTACATTTTGTTTCATAACAACCATCCTTTCTTATTTTCTCTTTACGCCACCCTGCCATCCCTTTTATTTTATTAAACACTTTTCTTCATACTCAAAATATCTTCAATCTGTTCTCTATACTTCCACCCTGCACGAATACCGTACAGAATTTCTGTCAAATAACAACCGTGAATACCAAGCTCTCTTGCCAACTCTTTTTGTGTCATTCCCTTGTCGAGCAATCTCTTTTTTACAGATAGCCCAAACGTTGTCAATTTCAAATTTCTGCGTTTATATTCTTTCATTTACTACTCCCCCTTCCCAAAAAACACATACCGTTGCTCTAAAATTTAGATGGTGCATAAAATACTGACTCTTCCACTCTTATTCCATCCGATGTTATTACCACGGAGATATGAGGGTGGAAGTTGTCTTTTAGTTCCTCTATAACCGGCTTACATAACTTTTCCAATTTTTCATACTCCACGACTGTCATATATTCTTTCATTTACTGTTCCCCCTTCCCAAAAAACACATCCATACTTATTCTTTTTCCTTTGTGCTTAAATACATTGTCACGATTAACATTGAGAGCATAAAATTTACCCTCTTCACAGTCATAAACCTGTGCCCATACTGTTCTCCTTTTATGAGTTATTCCTTTAAGTTCCAAGTTTTTATATACTCCAAGTGCAGGTAGTGTTTTCAAGCTTTCCGCTTCACACTTTTCTAATCTTTGCAGCATATTTCCATCTCCTTTCCCGTTAAATCAAATTCTGTATCCTTAATCAGTTCGTCAACACTCATTCCAAACACATTGGCAATTTTGCACGCTGTACCCAGACTGATACTATCCCTTTGTCTTTTTTCAACATGGGTAATATGTGGTCCGGTACAACCGATTAGATTTGCCAATTCATTTCTTTCAATTCCTTTTTCAAGTCGCATCTTGCGAATTTTGTCACCCAAAAACATTCAACCACTCCCTTCTTTTCTTTAACCCTAATCTTTCAAAAGAGGGATGTATAGTATTAGAATCAGTTTACAATTTACTTATAGAATCGCTTAAATGTTTTAGCGAAAATAACCAAACCCCAAAGAATTAAGATAGTGCTAAGCAATACCGCTTCTTTTCTTAGAGGAAAGACTTGACTTGCTCCAAAACACCACCAAAAATAACTTTCAATTTGCATAAATTCTTTTTCCTTAACAAAAGCAAATATTTGTAACACTACCACAGTAATCCACATTATCTTTTCTCCAACTGTCGGTGCAGAGAAAGCAGCTACAACAATTGCTAAAAAATAAAAATTATATATCGTACTCAATAATGGATTCATAATACTCTACTCCCATTCCTAAAAACCAGTTGATAGCTTCTTTCTGTTATTCCGTCACTCCGGTAATTTCCAATGCCCTTATAATAAGATCCGTTTGTGTTGTCGAGAATCCATAATTTTTTAATGCTTCAACAACATTTTTACTAAAAATCCTTAATTTATTTTCTTCTGTCAGTTCTTTAATCATAATTACTTCTCCGTTTCCATTAACATAATCTCTTGCAGACTGCTCATCCTCTGCCGGAACTGCAATTTTGTATAGATATTCCTCATCTTCCATGTACACCATGTATCTTCTTAACTGTTTCATTTTTCTATACCTCCTTAAATTCTTGTGTAGTATTCTTGCACATGATAAAATATATAGACTGTATTGTTTATCACACTTATATTATAGTATTCATTTGAAAACTTGTCAATAATAAAGTTGTATTTTGTTTACTTTGTTTTATTTGGTTTAAGATAAAATTATAAAGGAGGTCGATTATGTATGAAAATTATAGAAAGAATATTTCAATTGATGGATATGAAAAATATTCGTCCGATTGACTTGGCGAACGAATTAAACATTTCAAAAGGAGTTATTAGTAATTGGAAAAGAAGAAATACTAATCCACCAGCAGAGTATATAAAGCCTCTTGCAGACTTTTTGGGTGTATCTACTGATTTTTTGCTAACTGGAGAGGAAAGCGAAAATTCAAAAAGTATTAGTCATACCTCTACCGAACTTTTAAATGATATAGAGGTTTCTATGGATTCTTTTAACGAAAAAAATATACCTTTGAACTTAAAGTATTTTATGAATACGAAAAAACTAAAACAGGTAGATTTATCTAATTTAACAGGATTGTCCAAGAACGCAATTAGCAATTATCTCTCAGGTAATAGAGTTCCTGATACTCAATCTCTCTATAAAATTTCCACCGCTCTCAATGTTAGTATTGATTCTATTCTTAGCGAAAAAAATACAACAAACGAGAACAATAGCAAAAGAGACTCAGAATTATATATTTTAAATATGTATAGAGAATTAAATGAAAAGAATCAAAATAAAATAGAAGGAATGTTGGAGTTATTATGCTCAGACCCTAATAACAAAAAACAAAGCGACATTGTATCCGTCCTAAAAGTCGCAGAAAAATCTGTTCCTTATAAAACAGAGGCTTGTATTCCACAACCGGAATCAACAAAAGTTTACATTCCTATGCTTGGATACATCGCTGCAGGACAACCAATCGCCCTTCCTGATGACTATACATTTGACGACGTAGTAGCAATGCCATGCACCAAAGAAGCTGCACAGGCAGATTTCGCTCTACAGATTAAAGGAGATAGTATGTCCCCTTTAATCGAGGACGGTGACACCATTCTCGTAAAAAGACAAAATACTGCAGACAATGGACAAATAGTAGTTGTATCAATCAACAATGCCACCACTTTAAAAAAGTTTTATCAATTTCCTGATCGTGTAGAGCTCCATGCAATCAATATCAAATACGATCCAATTATCATCAACAATGAATATACCGATTTTAAGATTTTAGGAATAAAATTATAA